GCCCCGCATACGCGGGGCTCATACAAGGAATATCCTTGTATCATTATCGGCCTCACTCACCCGGCCCTTAAGCGGGGGTCGTGAAAGGAGCTCTCATGCCATTCATAGAAAAGGCTGATCCTGTCATTGACGAAACTGAAATAGCTAGTGGCTATCATTCGAATTATTCGAATTGTAGCAAAACCTCTCCAATTTACGATTGGGGCGGTTCGAACACTAGATATCATAAGTGCCGTTGGATGAAGGGTCAGTCGATTCCAGGGTGGCGGAAGATGCGAAATTCAGGTGCTATCTTGCCGATGACGAACTGGGAGCAGTTTGAGAGTGAAACCTTCGTAGAGAAGGGGGATCTCGATATCTGCACACCAGGGGGTCGTCGGTATTGGGCTGATAACTACTACGGCTGGGCTGCACAGTGGGGTGCTTACAAACTTGTAAGTCTCACGTCAGCTATGGTCGCGGAGTTACAGCTCGATAACCTTCCGTACTTAGTACAGAAGGCTGCCGGTTCTATTGCTAGTTCCGGTTGGGATGCCCTGACTTTCCTGGCTGAAATTAAGCATACACGTCGGATGTTCTCCGATGTGGTCACAAAGTTGGACTCTCTTGTGAAAGAGGGTCTGCCTTACCGCGAAGCCCACAATCTGTGGCTCGAGGGAAGGTACGGGTGGCGTACATTAACGTACGACATCCGGGACTTACATGACGTCTTGCTTAACTTTGATGCCAAACGCACGCGATACAATCAGAAAGCTGGCGAATCCGCCAACTACATGATTGTAAATACCTTTGATAAATCTGAGGTCAGCGGACACGTGTGGCTGACGCACCATGACGTAGTGTCTATGGTCGTTAACTACCGTGCTTCCGTTGTCGCAGATATCAGTATACCAAGGCTACAGTTCAACCCAGTGACCACGGCGTGGGAAGTCACTCGACTTTCCTTCGTCGTTGATTGGTTGCTGAATGTTGGACAAGCCTTGGACGCTGCGTACTTCCTACTCTTAGTGAAAGACTATAAAGCGGCGGCGGGTTACCGTGTAGATTTTACCGGTGAATCGTCGTCGACTGTAAAGTCCGCCGATGCTGGTTATACCATAAACGATTGTCGTCGTGGTTATACCAGTAGCGGTTACTATGAGTATAGAGAGCCTGCTTATGTGAGTACATTACCTCGCCTAAAGCTGCGAATGAATAAGTGGAAAGCATTGGATTTGCTTTCACTCGTCATTCAACGCTTGTAAACGTTACTTTAAGGAGATAATCCAATGGCAGCATTAGCTACCGCACTCACGGAGTTCGCCGATAATGGGAACTCTCGGACCTACACCACGGCTGGCTCTGTAGCTTCGAAACCGAAGCTAGTACTCCAGTCGCGGAAGGTCCCTGTGGGCAATCAGGTCGTTGCCGAGTTCTCTGCTACCGTGTCACACGGTACAGAGGATGCGGACGGCTTGGTACTCCCGCAGAAAGTCAGACTTACGGCTACCTGTGCGTATAACATCAACGGAGATTCCGCTGATTTGGCTGCAGCTCTCGTCATCTTCCGTGACATTGTCGCGTCGGATGAGTTTGAGGCAGCTCTTACGTCACAGAACTGGGTTGAGTAAACTTCCATGCTACGTAAGTGGCGTGAAAGGCTCAAGAAGTTCGCCGCGCTCATTATGAGAGCTGCGTCCTTCATAAGTAAGCTACCAAAGTTTTGAACTAGGTAGCCCTTTCCCAGTAGTTAGCTATAAGTGGGAGGATTCCACATGGAACCAACCGAAGTAGTGTACCGCTTATGCAGACACTATCTTTCTGACTCTGCACCTATCCTAGGTCCTGGTTTAACAGCCAAGATCGACGGATATCTGAGGTCTAGGTCTCTAAAAGGCCTGACTTCAGTTAGTGCTTCCTTTGACCCCGAAATTCATGGTCATCGGGAGCTCCGCGTACTACTCCAAATAGAAGCACTCTTCAAAAAGTGCGACTTATTCTCTTCGGAGAATTGTGAGGCGGTTGCCCGTGCATCCTTTCTCGAAAGTGAGAGGATTTGTGCGGAGACCAATTCACGTTTGGACGACCACTTCTCGAAAGATCCAAATAGTTGGATTTCAGAGACGGTGGCCAAGATGTCCTCCATTGTAGAGGATGTCCTGGGTCCGCGGAGTCTGTTCATTGAGGTTCTACCCTCTTTGATCAGGAGTACTAATGGTGCAACTGCAGCCCATCCGCGCAGTCGTAGTGGAGGAGCGGCTAGGCTCAAAAGGACCATGTATGCCACCGAGAGGTCGCATCCATACCTTCGAGCTTTAGCCAAATTCTGGGGATACACAATATCCTTCAGGAAAATCCACCATAACCGCGTGGAACTCGTGCCTAAGAACTGGAAGACGCACAGGACGATCGCTTGCGAACCGGAAGGCAACATTGCCCTACAGCTAGCATTTGATACATTCTGTAAGCGTAAATTGAGAAGTCGACTTAACATCGATCTCTCTGACCAGTCTCGTAACCAACGGTTGGCCGAAGAGGCTTCCATACACGGTGATCTGTGTACGGTTGACTTAACGGCGGCAAGTGATCGTTTGTCGATGAATGTGGTACACCTTCTCTTTCCGAGAGAATGGGTGGACTTCTTCATTGATACGCGCTCTCCTTGTTGGAAAGATGCGGACGGTACCTTGGTACCTTACGCAAAACTGTCCTCGATGGGGAACGGTTACACGTTCACTATTGAGACGTTGGTTTTCGCTGCAATATGCAAATCCATTGGGAGCCGGCAGTTCTCGGTCTATGGTGATGATATCATCATAGAGACGGAGCTGTACGAACCCCTCGTGGAAATGCTATCTTACCTAGGCTTTGAAGTAAACAAGGAGAAAAGCCATCATGACCAAGTCAAAACAAAGATACTGTCCTCAGTTGAACGGCTACCTGTCCGTGGACGAGTGGGGGATTTGGCGCGACGCTTACGGGAAACCGAAAGCGTTGACACCACGTCTCCAATCACAGATCCTAGGTCAGGAAACCAATCTGCCGACGGACGTATTCGTCGAGATCTGGTTAGCTGGCTTAGTAACGTTATCGAGCAGTGCGTCGTTGAAGATAACTCTGACAGGGGACTCGGTGTTTACCGAGAATCCTGCGGAGTACACTACTTCGGCGGACATCTCATAACGCCCCTCTTCCTCAGGTCCTTGCGGACCAAAAGGGATTGGGTCCTTCTTATCAATAACACGATAAGCTTCGGAGCACCCGGAGGAGCTGTGTGGAAGTTCGCAAAAGAAATAATTCGATTGCATAACCTTCCATTTGGCCCTCCGGTCCTGGACACAGGCGCGTATGTCTTCATAGATGTACACACCTGCTACAGGCTAGGTCTCATACGTTCTTTCCGCAATGGGAAGGGCTTCGGGCCATTTCAACCGGCAGTCAAGGCCCTCGTTCCGAGGTCCAAAACTGTTCGCTGTTATGACTCGAGGGCACTCTTTCTTTGGTTTCTCCATCGAAAGGGTGCTCCGTATGAGAGCAGTAGGCACTCACAGGGATCCTACAAATGTAGGCCCAAGTGGGTGAGATATCGGCCAGTGATGGCCGATCTCATGGGTGGGTCCGTTCACCTGCATTGGTGGACGGAAGAGGTACTCGCCGGTAACGGCTAGTAGTTCTCCCAAGGTCAAGGATGACCTGTCAAGCTG